GGGCATCACCGGCCCCTGATAAACCGCGCCGTACACCGAATCCATGTTTACGTCGCCTGGCGGCACAAGTACGCCGCTGACCAACGCCATTTCGATAAAGGCCCGGTAAACCTTGCGCGACCAGTAGTCGATGAATTCGTGCTGCAGCAGGTCGTAACCCAGTTGTGACTCCACCAGTTCCTGACGCTGGGCCGAGTAAGTGCCCGTGTAGCTGCGCGTCGCCGTGGAGTAGCCAATGCGCGTACCCGCCGCAACCGCGCGCAACTGACCATTGCGGAAACTTTCCACAAACTGGCTGGGCCGGTTGCTTTCGATCATCCCCACGTCTTCGCCGGGCAGCAGCCCGTCAAACACCATGCCGGGGGCAATGGGAATACTTCGGGCACCTGTGGCCTGGCCGTCCTTACCGGCAGTCGTAGGCGCAACCACGTAGTCGTCGGTGGAGCCTTTCTTGATGAACATCGCCAGGGCAGCGCTGATCCGGGCGGCAACGCGCTCGCTTTCTTCGTAGTCCTTGATGTCCGCCAAACGCGTCAACACAGCGTGCAACAGAGGCTGGCCCCTGTTCTGCCCAATTCGCTTGCGGTACGCGATATGCAACATCCGATTAGCCGGTACGAACTTGGTATCCACCGACATACTGAAACCCAAGGCACTGCCGGGGTGACGCTTAAGCAGGTTGTATCCGACGACCCGGCGCCAGGCGTCGCGTGTGATGCCCTGGCAAATCCCTTTCGATTCGTCGTTGTAGCTCCAGGGCAGGAAATCAGGCTCCAGCAACTCCAGCGTAAAAGGCACTTTGTGCAAGTGCTTGAAGTTGGGCACCTTGCCCAACAGCTGCTGGGCCAACGATTCGCCGTCGCGTAGCCAGGTGCGGCAAACCAGGCGTTCCATTTGTGCCCGGGTCAACTCCCCTGAAGTTTCCGGCCGCAAGGACCACTCGGCCCACAGGTCTTTGATTTGCGCCGCGAACGCCAGGTGAATATTGCCGGCGTGATCCAGAGGCAACGGCTCCACCGCAATCCCGGCTCCACCCACTACCCGCTCTTCCAACCGGTCGAAAATACCCGTCACCAGGTCGTGGTCTTCGTCCAGCTTTCGAGCTTGGCCGCGCAACGATTCCGCGTCGCGCTGCAACGAGGTGTCAGCGCTTCGCGTTTGTCGCTTCGCCTTGTGTGTGCGCGTGACCTCGGCAGCCTCAAAGGCTTGGATTCCGCTACGTGCCGCCAGGCGCCGCAACCCCGCACCCGGGCTAACCGCTGCAATGCAGCGGTCGAGGAAGTTCAACGAAACTCAGCCAGGGCATAACCCGGACTGCCCTGCGCGGCGGCGCGCTGGGCGATAACCCGGCGCTCCCATTCGCGTCGACCTGCTTGGATTTGCGGCAGTTCGGCCATGGTGTGGGTGCGGCCATTAAAAATGGTCGTTTTACCCAGCAGAATGGCGGCCTCTGCCTCCAGATACTTGTCCAGCATCTCCTGCGCGTTTATAGCCATCCGTTACTTTCCACGTTATGCCAGTCGCCAGGGGCGTCGGCTTGAGTTGATGGGGGCTCAGGCCGCGCCGACTCAATCGGCGGCTCTGATTCTTCTGGCTCATTCAGGTCGGGCACTTCCGGCACCTCCCACGCGCCCGTGGCCGGAACGAACTGAGCCTCTAAGCCCAGTTGCTCCAGATCCAGGCCAAAACGCTCCTGACTGATCCGCAGGGCGGCCAGTGCATACACAAAACAGTCGAGGGCTTCATTGCGGCGGCGGCCGCTGGTCCAGCGCTGAACCCGGCGGCCTTTGGAGACCACCCATTCTTTACGCTCGCTGGTCAGCTGCTTCATTTCGTCTTCGTCACACAACAGCTCGTTAAGCGGCAAGTGGATGCACTCAGGCACTGGGCGGTCGCCGTCCGGTTCGATTTTCAAGCGGCTGTAGATCAGCTCCTTGGCGTTGTCCGTGCCTACCTCAGTGAGGTAAACCCGGTCGCCCTTGGTCTTTTTCTTCGGGAAGTTGGCAATCTTCTTGCCGTAGGTCGCAGCGCCGAACACCGGAATAACCCAGGTGACGCCGTGCTTTTTACTTTCCTTGCGAACTTCGTCCGAGTAGTGGCCGCCGGAGTCCCAGCACCAGCGCTCTACACGCATTAGCGTGCCGTCTTCGCGGGTGAACTGGCGGCGTATTTCCTGGCCCACTTTCTTGCGCAGCTCAACGCTTGCGGGGTCACCTGTCAGTACCCAACGGTGAACCAACCACGCTTCCTCACCGGCGCCGAAGGCCCATACACGACCTTCATACCGGTCATCTTGCGTATCAATCCCACCGAACAATGCAACGCCACGGGCGGGCACCTTCAGGTAGTTACTGCGCCGCTTGGCCAGCACTTCCCATTCCAGTTTCTCGCCTTGGTCTTCTTCCCAGGCTTCGCCCAGTGTGGTGTTGATAAAGGTCTTGAGCTTTCCCCGGTCCTTGCCGACCTTCAGCCATTCACTGACCACCGAAGCCCAGGTAACGAACTCGGAGTACACGGTCCAGATGTGGAACGTGACAGATCGCGGCGTGGTGATCGGCTGATCATCGGCGGAAAACCACTCCATGCCGTCGCGGGTCCAAATACCTTGGCGCTCGCAGATGTAGCGCCCAGTAACTGAGGCCTGAATCATTTCGTGGTATTCGAACGTGCAACCGTTGCCGGACTCGCACAAGTACCAGGCTTTCTCTACCTGGCCGTATCCATCGAGCCGCCAGCGCATGCCGTAAGGCTTGTCGAAGGCTCCCCATTTCAAATGCTGCTCTGTGCCGCAGCACGGACATTTTATGTTGAACCGAAGGAAGTGCGGCGACTCATCAGCCGCCCGGCTGATTTGGCAGCCCTCGCCCACTGACTCGTCATCCTCACCGCCAGCAACGATCACCCCAGGAGTAGACCCACGTATTGATTTAGGAAACGTCGCACCTTCAAGGCGCTTATCCCCCAGCATCGTCGGGGAGCCCTCACCCTCGATATCGGCGTCGAACTTTGACAGTTCGTCGTAGATCACTTCATCAGGGCTTTTCTCCCGGTAGTTGCGCGCCGCCTTACCACCCAGGCACCAAAGCATTTTCGAGTTATCAAAACGCTTTTCGTCCAGGGTGTTATCCCGGTGCTTTACGCCGTACCAGGGCGCCAAAGCTCGCACCAGGGGAACGTCGCGGATCATCGTTTCGATGTGGCGCTTCATCATGGTGTCGGCGTCCGGATCGGTCGGGCACCAGGACAACACGTTGCGTTTCTTGTGCTGGATCTTGTAGCCCTTGTTGGCTACCAGCATCTTGGTATAGCCAACCCGTGCGGACTTCAGCACGTTGACTACAGCGATCAGGTCATTGCCCATCGCATTAAGAATGGCGACCTGAAACGGCGCCGTGGTCCAGCGCCCCTCCTGATAGGACGACTCGGAGGACAGGTAAAAATGCTTATCGGCCCACTCAACCGCCGTCAGTGGCGGTTCCTTGTAGAGACCGGTTAGGCCCTTACGGACGCTATCAATCAGCGCCCTCATCCAGGGCTTCGACGAACTCATCTAGAAGCTCCGGCAAGGTGTCGGCCAGGTTGACCGCTTCGTTCCGCGTAACGGCTATTTCACGTTGGATAGCCTCGATGTGACGCACCTCGATATCCGGGTGCTTGCGTTTCACTTTGATGTGAATGGTGTCCAGCGTTGAGCCGAGCATCGCGCTCAACTTGCCCAGGGCGAACAGGCAGAAATCCACCGGCACCAGCTTTTTGGCTTTCACCCGATTACGCATTTCTTGGGCGTCGGCTTGCTCAGTGGTCAACCGCAGTTTCTGCTGCGCTTGCTTGTACTCAATCAGCGGATCGATGGGTTGGCCGTCGTCATCGAGCGGTTGTTGTTTCTCGCCCTTGTGAACCAGCCGGTTATCCAGCACAGAACGCACGTCATAAAACGACTCCCGACCGATCTTGGCGATGGGCGTCACCCCCCATTTATCGAAGGCTTGCGTGGTTATCCCGAGGCTGTCCGCCATGCGTGATTTGTTCAGCCACTCCGGCTTACGGGTGATCGATTGATTAGCCATAACTACACAACAACCAACCTTTGAAAATGGGTCATATATAGCGAAGACGCGGGGCCCGAATTACCCCCATGAGGGGTGGGGGTCCGGGAGTACCTTTGGTTTCTCGCCCCGGCCTACCTGTCAAGAAAAAAAGGCGATGAAATCGAAGAAAAGGCCACTTTTTTCCACC